TAGATGGAGAAAAGCTTTATCGCATATATGACCATCAGATTACTGTCAAACTATGATAGCCCTTTCTCTTGACGATGTAATTAAAAATCCTGATAAGTATGTTGATGACATATTCAATCAGGGTTTCTATGATTTTGCTGATGGGTCAAAAGTATTTAAGAACGTGCATGCGCGTAGTAATGATGAGTTTGAGAAGTTTATCTTAGACTTGTTCCCTGACTATGAGGCTAAATGGAACTTTGTAAGGAAGTCTCCGCTTAATCAAGAGGAGCCTAACTTTATCCACACAGATGATATGATGGGTGATATTACTGTTGTATTATATCTCAGTAGAGTTCATCCTGATAATGACGGCACTACAATCTATGATGAGAATCACAATCCTATTTGCGTTTTGTATTCCAAGTTTAATAGGATGGTTGCATTTGATTCAGAGCTTCCACACTCGAGAAACATATTTGAGAACTTTGGCGAGGGAGATGATGCAAGATTGGTACAAGTAATTTTTTTAGAACGAAAGATATGACACAAGACATAAAAGATTTGAAGCTAAAGATTATTGAGTCGGGGTACAAAGCTGTTCAGCATCTCATTGAGGTGGCTGAAGAAAAGATTGTGCAAAAGAATATTGACGCTGACGGAGAAGTGACGGAGTTGGCCGCTGATAGATTAAAGAACGCGGCGGCTACAAAGAAAATAGCTATCTTTGATGCATTCGAGATCCTTAATAGAATAGAGTTAGAGAGAGAGTCTCTCGATGCTATTGATAAGGGCCCAAGTAAAGTTGATACAAAACAAGGATTTGCAGAACGACGATCAAAATAATTTATATCGTGTACTCGAGAATTATATCCCGACTAAGATTGCTGCAAAAAAAAATGCAGACAACTCATGGGAATATGGATACAACAGAGAGTATGATGTCGTTATCATATCAAAGAATGGATCTATTGGTCAGGTAATAAACGTAGCGGGGCTAAATATAGCCCTTCCCGCAAAGCCAATGGCTTGTTACAAGAGAGACGACAATCCTGAGGAGCAATATTGGGAAAGAGAAGAACTTCCTAAACCACTTTCTAAGATTCAAACTATCTTTCAATGGAATGAGATGGCTACCGATTTTAAAAATCGTTGGGTAGATTATATTGAGAGTCAGTTTGATTATCGAGAAGATGGTTTTTGGTTCATGAATAATGGAGTATCCACCTACATGACCGGATCGCATTGGATGTACCTTCAGTGGGCAAGTATTGACGTGGGATATCCTGACTTTCGTGAGGCTAATAGAATCTTTTGGATCTTTTGGGAAGCGTGCAGAGCAGATGAAAGATGTTTCGGTATGGACTACCTAAAGATTCGTCGTTCAGGATTCTCATTCATGTCATCGTCTGAGTGTATCAATGTGGGTACACTTGTCAAAGATGCGCGTGTAGGTATATTATCAAAGACAGGAGCCGATGCTAAAAAAATGTTTACCGACAAGGTTGTTCCTATTAACAGCCGTCTTCCTTTTTTCTTCAAGCCTATTATGGATGGAATGGATAAGCCGAAAACTGAATTGGCGTATCGCGTTCCCGCTTCGAAGATTACGAAGAAGAACATGTTTAATACTGCGCAAGAGATAGTAGAGGGCCTTGACACGACAATAGACTGGAAGAACACAGAAGACAACTCCTATGATGGAGAGAAATTAAAACTACTTGTACACGATGAGAGTGGTAAGTGGACCAAGCCAAACAATATCAAAGAGAATTGGCGAGTAACAAAGACTTGTCTTCGATTGGGTAGTAAGATTATAGGCAAGTGTATGATGGGTTCTACCTCTAATGCTCTTGCTAAGGGTGGTCAGAACTTCAAAGATATCTACGAGGACTCTCGCGTGACTACGCGTAATGCAAACGGACAGACTAAGAGCGGACTATACGCATTGTTTATTCCTATGGAGTGGAACATGGAAGGGTTCATTGATATCTACGGCATGCCCGTATTTCGTAAACCTCAAGCCAAGGTGAGGGGAGTAGATGGTAATTGGATTATCAATGGAGCCATTGACTTTTGGGAGGCGGAGGTAGACGGTTTGAAGAATGACGCCGATGGTCTAAATGAATTTTACAGACAGTATCCGCGGACAGAGTCGCATGCCTTTAGAGATGAGAGCAAGCAATCGTTATTCAATTTGACTAAGATATATCAACAGATTGACTACAATGATTCTATCATTAAAGAGCATGTCACCACGCGCGGATCTTTTATGTGGCAGGATGGGGTAAAAGACACCAAGGTTATATTTAGTCCTGATAGAAATGGCAGATTCTTAATCAGTTGGACTCCAAGTAAAACCCTTCAAAATAATGTTCATATTCGCAATGGTATTAAATATGCCGGCAATGAACACATAGGATCTTTTGGTTGCGACTCATACGATATATCAGCCGTGGTGGACGGCCGTGGTTCTAACGGATCGCTTCATGGCATGACCAAGTTCCACATGGATCAAGCTCCTATAAATGAGTTCTTTTTAGAATACATATCTCGTCCGCAGACCGCTGAGATATTCTTTGAAGATGTACTTATGGCATGTGTATTTTACGGCATGCCTATCTTAGCAGAGAACAATAAGCCTCGCTTACTATATCACTTTAAGAATAGAGGGTACCGAGGTTTCTGTATGAACAGACCTGATAAAGTATACGCTAAACTATCAGCTACAGAGAGAGAGTTGGGAGGAATACCTAACTCATCTGAAGATATTAAGCAGTCGCATGCTTCTGCTATTGAGTCTTACATAGAAAAATCTATAGGTATGGATATGTTGGGAATATACAGACCTTCTGATGAGATAGGCACTATGCCATTTACAAGAACACTTGAGGATTGGGCGAGGTTTGATATTAACAACAGGACAAAGTTTGACGCTTCGATTAGTTCGGGATTGGCTATTATGGCTAATCAAAAACATCTATACATTCCTGAGAAAAAAGAAACAAAAATAAGTATTAACTTCGCAAGATACAAGAATGATGGAACGCTAAGCCAAATGATAGAATGAAAAATATAGTAATAAATGTCGCATCTTCAGGTTTCCCAAGTCAGTTTGCTACAGACGCAGAGAAAGCAACAGAAGCCTTTGGCCTTCAAGTAGGTCAAGCAATTCAATATGAGTGGTTTAGAAAAGACGGTAGTTCTTGCAGATACTACAGTCAATGGAGAGACTTTCACCGCGTGCGTTTGTATGCGCGAGGAGAGCAGTCTGTTGCTAAATATAAAAATGAATTAGCTGTTGATGGAGACTTGTCTTATCTTAATTTAGATTGGACACCTGTTCCTATCATACCTAAGTTTGTTGACATTGTTGTTAATGGAATGTCTAATAGACTATTCAAAGTTAATGTATACGCTGAGGACGCTATGTCTCAAGCAAAGAGAAACAAGTATCAAGAGATGATTGAGGTTCAGATGGCAGGTAAACAAGTGCTATCTAAGATACAAGAACTTACAGGTGCAGATCCATTTATGATGGACCCTGATGAATTGCCCGAGGGAGATAATGAATTGCAATTATTTATGCAGCTTAACTATAAGCCTGCTATTGAGATTGCTCAAGAAGAAGCTATCAATACTGTCTTTGATGCTAATCACTATGACGATTTACGCAAGAGATTTGATTACGATGAGACTGTAATAGGTATCTCTGTGGCTAAGCATGAGTTTCTTCCGGGTGCGGGTGTTAAGATTTCTTATGTAGACCCTGCTAATGTGGTATATAGCTATACGGAAGATCCTCACTTTAAGGATTGCTTTTATTGGGGAGAGATTAAGACAATGCCACTTACGGAGTTATATAAGATAGATCAATCATTAACTGCTGAGGATTTAAAAGAGATTTCTCAATACAGTCAAGGATGGTACGACTATTACAATGTGTCTCGCTTTTATGAGAATAGCATCTTCACAAAAGATACCTGTACGTTGATGTATTTCAATTACAAGACTACAAAGAAGATAGTATATAAAAAGAAAAAACTTGAAAATGGCGGCACTAGAGTAATTCAAAAAGATGAGAACTTTAATCCTCCAATAGAAATGATGGAGGAAGGTAACTTCGAGAAGATTGAAAAGATTATTGATGTTTGGTATGAGGGTATTATGGTTATGGGAACCAACATTCTTCTTCAATGGAGAATGTCTGAGAATATGGTTCGTCCTAAGTCGGCCACTCAGCATGCATTACCAAACTATATAGCTTGCGCTCCGCGTATGTATAAGGGGGTAATTGAATCGTTGGTTAGAAGAATGATTCCATTCGCTGACTTGATTCAGATTACGCATCTTAAACTACAGCAGGTTATTGCACGCGTAGTTCCTGATGGTGTATTCATTGACGCTGATGGATTAAATGAGGTAGACTTAGGAACAGGCGCAGCCTACAATCCTGAAGATGCTTTGAGACTTTACTTCCAAACGGGTAGTGTGATTGGACGTAGTTATACCCAAGATGGTGAGTTTAATAACGCACGCGTACCTATCACTCAGCTCACCTCTAATTCAGGAGCTTCTAAGACTCAGATGCTTATTGCTAACTATAACCATTACATGGATATGATTAGAACTGTTACGGGACTTAATGAAGCTCGTGATGGATCTACTCCCGATCCTAACGGATTAGTTGGATTGCAAAAGATTGCTGCGTTAAATTCAAATACAGCTACTCGACATATCCTTGATGCGGGACTATATATATACCGTTCATTAGCAGAGGCAATTACATATCGCGTTGCTGACATATTGGAATACTCCGACTTCAAGGATGAGTTTATCAATCAAATAGGAAGATACAATGTATCTATCTTAAATGACATCTCAGATTTATATATCTACGACTTTGGTATCTTCATTGAGTTGTCTCCCGATGAGGAGCAGAAAGCTCAGCTTGAGGCTAACATTCAAGTGGCGTTATCTAAAGGGAACATTGATATTGAAGATGCTATTGATATCAGAGAGATTCGCAATCTAAAACTTGCTAATCAATTACTTAAACTTAAAAGAACTAAGAAGCAGCAGCGAGAGGAAAAGATGGCTATGCAACAGCAGGCTATGATGTCTCAGCAAAACTTAAAGGCTCAAGAGTTAGCAGGTCAAGTTGCTATGCAAAAGATTCAGTTAGAGTCTCAAGCTAAGATGCAGCTTAAACAAGCTGAGGTGGCTTTTGATATTGAGAAGATGAAACAAGAAGTTTCATTTAAGTCTCAACTGATGGCTGAAGAGTTTAAGTACAACATGCAACTTGCTCAGGTTCAATCAGGCACTTTGAGTCAGAGAGATATGGAAAAAGAAAAAGCTAAAGACAAGAGGGTGGGTATTCAAAATACTCAGCAGTCGAAGTTGATTGAGCAAAGAAAGAATAACCTACCTCCATTGAACTTTGAATCGAATGAAGATAGTTTAGATGGCTTTGATTTATCTGAATTTGAACCTCGATAAAATATATCAAAATTTTAACTAACTTTGTAAAAATTAAATCAAATGGAATTTACATCAGTAAGAGTAATTGAGACAGGTGACACTAAAGGTGTTGCTGAGAGAGAAGCTGAATTGCTTGCGAACCACGAGGCTGCTCAGGCAGCAGCAGCGGAACCGGCAGCAGCAGCGGAACCAACTCCCGAAAGCGGAGCAGATGATGGAAATAATTTTCCTGAATTAAAAGAAGAAGACGTTCTTTCATATATTGGAAAGAGATATAATAAGCAAATCAATTCGTTTGACGAGTTGATGGCTGAACGCAATCAGGCTGAAGAGATGCCTGAGGACGTTGCCGCTTATATGAAATATAAAAAAGAAACCGGCCGTGGCTTTGATGACTTCGCTAAGTTGAAGGAAGATTATGAAACCATGGATTCGGATAAGCTTTTAAAAAGATACCTTCACTCCACACAGGAGGGACTTGATAGTGATGATATCGAGTCGTTAATGGAAGACTACATGTATGATGAAGATCTTGATGATGAGTCAACTGTTAAGAAAGTTAAAATCGCAAAAAAGAAAATTGTTGCGGAAGCAAAGAAGTTTTTCAACGAGCAGAAGGAAAGATACAAAATGCCACTTGAGTCAAGTCCGGCAGGTATTTCTGAAAGCGACAAGGAAGAGCTTATTGCTTACAAACAATATATGCAGCAAGCGAAAACAATCGAAGAGGAGAACAATCGTAAGCGTCAATGGTTTGACCAAAAGACGAATGAGGTTTTTGGAAACGAGTTCAAAGGTTTTGAGTTCGACCTTAACAACCGAAAAATTACATTCTCTCCGGGTGATGTTAACGAGTTAAGAAAAAACCAAGCTACACCTTCAAACTTTATTACGAAGTTTTTAGATGAGTCAGGTTTAATCAAAGACGCGGTAGGATACCACAGAGCGTTATCAATTGCAATGAACCCGGACAAGTTTGCTAAACACTTCTATGAGCAAGGGTTAGCAGATGCGACTGATGATGTTACGCGCAAGATGAAGAATGTAAACATGTCTGAACGTAGAGCGACAGAATCAATAGCAGGGACGGGTGGTTTTCAGGTTAAAGCAGTGAATCCTGACTCCGGAAGGGGATTAAAAATTCACAGCGCAAAAAGAATATAAAATAAAAAACTAAGAAAATGGCAGTATTATCCACCCCCGGATATGCGTTACAACCCGCTGCAGAGCAGGTGGCGTTATCCACAAACTACATCACTAACTTCAACTTCTTGAATCAGTATCTTCCTGATACTTACGAAAAAGAATTTGAGCGTTATGGTAACCGCACAGTATCTTCATTCTTGAGAATGGTAGGTGCTGAACTTCCTTCTAACTCTGACCAAATCAAATGGGCTGAGCAAGGACGTCTTCACATTAAGTATACAACTTGTACTGCATCAGCAGTTGCTGCAGGTGTTGGTACTTTCACTATTTCTGATACAGGCGCTACTACAGCTGCTATTCGTATTGGACAAACTGTATTTATTCAAGTTAACTCAACAGGAGCAAGCAACAGAGCAATCGTTACAGCTTCATCAGGGTTAGTTATTACTGTAGCTTTCTATGAT